TTTTGTAGCAGGAGTTTTTAAAACATCTTGCATCCATGCACAGGTAATAGATAAATCCATATTACCACCAGCATCATGTGCAATTGGAAAATACCATTGCTGTCCAAGAGCAGCAACGGCAAAGCCTACGATGTGTCCATCAAACGTAGCCCAACCTGGCCCTTTTGTTTTAATGTTTGGATCTTTTGTTTCAAGGTCGATTGCTATTTCAGATGCTTTCGATAAATCAGGATACTCTGCTGGAGCAATCCAATCACTGTCATTATATATAAAATTTAATTGATGTGTCATTATTTTGGTTTCCTTTTCATGTTAAAAGCAACTGATATTCTTTCTACATCTGATTTAAAAGGTGCAACCATATGAGATAATTTTGCAGGGAAAATAAATAAATCTCCTCTGTCAGGTAAAAAACTTGCTTCATTAATAAAATCTTGTACTTCAACACCAGTAAAGAATCTTAATTCACCAGGTCCACTATTTACACCTCCACTACCTTTAAAATTTTGATTTTCTTTTTTTATTTCGTCTGGCATAGATAAAAACAAAACTGCTGAGAAGTCACCTTCGTGAGAGTGCGGTGGATTAAATTCAGCTCGTTTCATAAAATTTACCCAGGAGCTTTGAATATAAAAATCTACAGTACCCGCATAGTATTCAGAAAAAACTTGTTTGTATATATTTAAATATTTTTCTAAAATTTTTTCTAATTTTGTATTATCAATTAAAAATTGATCATTTAAATGACCTGCTAATCTATGGTTTAAAGAATTTTGTCTTTCACATAATTTTCCAACTTCAAATAAATCTTGCTCCTCCACTTTTGTTTGTAGCAGCAATGGCCCCCAATAAAAAAATGAAGCTTTTGTCATTGTTTTTTCCTGCTTAAACCTTTGTCTTCAATTGTCATAATTTTTTTAAATGGAATACCCATTTCGAACAAAGCACAATCTGCACAATAATAAGTGTAATTGTGTATTATTACAGCTGTGACTACATTACAATTTTCACACATAATTAATTTATTTTTTTTGTTGGGCATTTAACATTTTATATAAAGTTGTATATGGGTTTATTTCTAAATCTTTTGCACATGAAGTTAGAATTACAATACTACACATAATAATAATTTTTTTCATATTAACCTTATATGAACTTTATTAAACATAATTGTATGTAAATCGAAAGCAATCGTAATTCTTTCTTTATCTGATTCATGCATATCTGTATAATGTGGTATATTATTTTGAAACAAAGTTATTTTTCCAACTTCATTTTTACTACTATATTTAAAAGGATCATTTATTTGGTTTATTGGATTTAAATAGTGAGTAGATGTACCATCACATTGCACACAAATATGGCCGCCCAAATAAGTTGTTGGTGTAATACCATGTATATGTGGTTTAATTTTTTCTCCTTTTCTCATGATATTTGTCCAACAATTAATATATAATTCGTTAGGCAACGGTTGTTTAAAATATTTTAAAACATCTTCATGAAAACTTAAAATTTCTTTTTTTATTTTTTTTATATTTTCATTATTCCAATTAAAAACATTATACTCACTAAATCTAGCTGTCGTGCTTTTTTTACCTAAACCAGTATATCCATCAGTAAATTTGTTGTTGTTGTCTTTTCTTACTGGTAATTTTAATATTTCATCTTCTTTATCTAAAATAAAATTTGCTAAATTTACAAAATCTATCTTATCTATATTTCTTTCAAATAAATAATAATCCCACTCAGGTGCAAAAAAAGTTTTTTTTGGCTCACTTTTAAAGTTTATCATTTTAAACATTTATTTTTTACTCTTCAACCTCTTGATTTCTAAATCACAATAATGTTTTATTTTTTCTAGATCTTCTACTTTATTTTTGAATAAGTATCTGCAAACATATTTTACTACGTTACCTTGAAAAAAAGATAATTTATTTCTTGATATAAATTCGTAGGGCTGTATGTCAAAAAATTTATAATGAGATCCTCCAATTTGTTTATCTTCTGGAAAAGCTTCTTCAAACATATCTTTATCTGTCATAGTCTTAACGTCCTTAAAATTTCTAATTTTTCTTCTGCTTGTGCAATTTTATCTATTAATTTATCTATTTCATCTAAGTGTTGTGGATGTTCTCCAATGCCAACAGGTTTTTCTAAATAAATTTTAATTGTAGCTTCTGATTCTGATATCTGTGCATGATATCTATCTTCTAACGCATCAAGTATTACTTTTCTAAACATAATTAGCCTCGTATTGTTTGTAATATTTTCCTAATGGAAAGTTGTATTGATGATATGTACCTAACAGATGTAATGTACTTTTAGATCTAGTAGCTCCTGTATACCAAACTCTAAGTTCTTTTACTTTATCCGTTAAATTTTTTTTTTCAAAATGTGAAGGAAAATTACATTTGCTGGCTAATACAACGTTATCAGCTTCACCACCTTTGACTTGATGTATTGTATCTATTATTATTTTTGGTGGTTGATTAAGATCTACACCTTCACTCATAAGTTTTTTAAAATATTGTTTGTCTTTATCTTTGAATTTTCTTTTAAACACTTGATTCCATATACCTCTTTCATCTCGCATACCACACCTTAGGTGTAATTCGTCAAAAGTAAAGACTTGATTTGGATGTGCAAAGCTCCATTTTTTACTGTCCGATGACCGGTATCCGTGGTCTATGTTTAATAAATATTCATACATGGTTACAGCTTCTTCTCTAGTGATACTCCCACCTTCACATATTTTTTCCCAATATTTTATTGCTGAGAATTGATTCGGATCAAATGATTTATTATTTTTTTGATCTTGATAATACAAACCTAAATTCTTTGCCTCCTGCTGGAGTTCTCTCTTTACATCATTTATTCTAGCCAACACCATCCAATTTCCTTCCATATCCCAAGGAACTTTTTTTAATCCGTTCCATCTATAAATAGCACCATCCTTGCCATTAGAATGAAATGCTTTCTGAACTCTATTCTCTCCCATGCTATTTAGTAAACATTTGGAAAAGAAATGTATGTTTTTGTTTAATCTTACTGATTTTTTTAACACTAAAGATTTACCTGGAAAACTTTGAAATAGGTCAACATCTGCACCATTCCATTCATATATTGCCTGGTCATCATCACCAGCTATGTAAACTCTTTCTACTGCACTAGATATTTTAACTACCATGTCCCATTGTAAAGGTGTTAGATCTTGAGCTTCATCAACCATTAAAACTTTAAAAGGAATTATAAGACCGTCCTCAATAAATTTTTCAACCATATCCGTAAAATCTAATCTGTCCGGTGTCCGTTGTCCGTTCTCCATCTCCATGGTTTTAAACTCTTCATAACCAGCTATAATAGATTTGAATTGTTGTAATCTAACTGATTTTCTTGGCTGTTGTTTATACAACCACACAGGATCTACCTTCATGTTTCTTGCCCTATCATAAATTTGAAGAGACCAATTATTATAAACTTTCTGATCATCCCAAGTATCTTTGTAACCAAGTTTAACAGTCCCATATTGTGTATGAAACGTTAACAAATCTGCTTTTGGATCTAGTACGGGAATTTCAGCAAACTGTTGTCTTGCCAAAGAATGTAGTGTTCTAAAATATGAGAAGGCATCTTCATCATAACCTTTAAATTTTTGTCTAACTCTTGAAACACATTCATTAACAGCTTTGTTAGTAAAGGATACGTAACAGATTTCGTCTGGAGAATATCCTCTCTCAAGATATCTTTTGACTCTCTTAAGTAAATTTTCTGTTTTTCCAGTTCCTGGTGGTCCAAATATTTTAATTGTCTTCCCACGCAGCTTTTGTCTTAGTAAATTTGACATCTTTATTTTTGTGTTCCATTTGTTTTGGTAAAGTCACAACCCAATGTCGAGTTTGAATTCCTTTAAATTTAGCTTTAGGAAGTGCTTTACCTTGTTCTAAAAATCTAGTGCATTCTTTTTCATTCCAATTATAACCCATTTTTTTCATAAAAGATCTAAACGTTTCCAATTTAAATCTCATCTCATGTTCATCTTTCCAAATATTACCAGAGTCTATTTGATCAAACTCAGTTGTATCTTCTACATCTTCAATAAATTTAGTCATCCTAGAATTAAATACGTCACCCATTTCTTCAGCAGCATCAAATCCCTCCATGTCTTGTTTATTAGATATTAATTCATCTAGCCAATCTCTATACGGATCTGGATCTCTTTTGCTTGGTTTAAGTGATCTCCAAACAATATCATAATTTAATAGTTGTTCTCCCAACAGCTGCTGTTGGTATAATTGTTTTGTGCTTAATCGAATTGATTTGCCTTGAATTGGAAGAATCCAATAAGGTTCCGGATATGAATTAACTTTTAAAAGTTTTCCTACTTCTGGTAATGCTTCATTAGCTCCAATACCAAATTTACGTTTGATGCAAGTGGATGATACGCAATGCATCCTAGCTATTGAAGTTTTACATTTGTATGCATATTCCTTGTTCTCTACACCTTTAAAAATATTTTGTAACTCTTTTGGATGTAAAGGTTCAGAACATACCTTCGTCATTAAATTTCTAGTCCAATCTTCATACATTACAGGATCTGGATTTATTTTTTTTGCTAATACTGCAACATTAAACATTGCATCATTACGACCTTCACCTTTTTGAACTTTGTTTTTCATAAAATTAATTACACAAGGTGGATAATCTTTTGTATCATCATCTTGAAAAATTTTTAATTTGTTAAATTCTTTTGGACTTAATCTATAGTTAGATACAAACTTATATAAATTTTCTAATTTAACAGAGTTACCATCGTTATCCATAGCAACTCTTGTTGTCATGTGTGCTTTTTGATACGGTAAATTTACAAAATTACCTTTTCTTTTTTTATTCCAATCTTCTGGTGTTAAATCAACTTCATCTTGTGCAGGATAGATGTCCGTAGTTGTATCGTTAATTCCTAAATCTGATGCTAGCTCAATTAATTTTTTTCGCATTACTGATGCAGCAACAACTCCATCAATAAATAAAACTAAATGGAGTCCGTTGGACTTTGATCTGAATGGGATGAGTGGGTATTTCCTTTTCCGTATAATCGATATAACTTCCTTATGCTGTATATTATAACGATCAACATCGATGACCCCCCAACTGCATGTATTATCATCTCGAATGGGTACGCTTCCATAATATTTTTCTCCTTTTAAATGTTGTAACCAATCTTCTTTAGTCATTGGTCTAGGTTCAACCCAATGTTTAAATTCTTGCTTACCATCACGACCTCGAGTTTGTCCTAATGGCTTGGAAGCACCAAAATATGTAGTAGAGCCCTGGAAGAGTTCTATAAACTCCTCCAGGGTGTTGTCAAGTATGTCCATACTAGAATGGAGTTTTTTCTACTTGTTCTTCTTTTCCGTGGTTAACTCTTACAGAACCTTTTTTACATGATTCATAAAAATCTAAGGCTGCTTTGATAGTTTCTTCGTTGGCCACAGTACCAGTATGCTCTATTTCCCAACCATACCAAGAACCTAAATTGTTTTTTTCTAAAACAGTTTTAAGTAGATACTGCTGAGTAAATGGTGCAGGTCTAAAAAAACCTTTACCATCCTTTTTCTTCTGCCTCAAAGACATCATCATAGAATTCCATTTCTTAGATTTCTTTCTTTGAGTCGATTTCATAGTAATCATTGCTGTAGAAGATTTTTGTTCCTCCACCACCATTACGTAGTGAGAAGCAGTTTCTTCTATGTAATTACCATTCTCAAGACGATCTTTACCATCATCACCTCGAGTGGTTTTACTTATGATATCTGAATCAGATGGATAAACATTTATTGGAGCAGAGCTGCCTTCTTGGCCTCTATCTCTCCATTCAATGTATTCTAATTTATAATAGCAAGGTATAACTGTGATACCTTTTACACCATCATAAAGCTCATCTGTTACTGTGTTATATATCATTCCAGGTCTTGCGTTTGCATTAAACTGACTATCTCCTTGTGTTACTTGTGGAGATAGTTGACCTAAAACTTTTAGAAATGGTAATGCTAAACTTTTTGAGTCTACATTATCAAATCCAGAGTCAGCAAATTGCTCTATGTTAATAGCAGCAACTGCTCCTGCTTGTTGTTTAACCGATACTTGGTTCGATTGTTCGTCTTTGAACTTTACGTTGTTCTTTATCGACATTGTTACTCCTTCGTTGTTATTTTCGTTTTATTTGCGATGTACACTCCGAACAAATCAAAAGGTAGTTCTTTACCACCTTCAACTTGTTCTTTAACAAATGCCTTTAAAGTCATTGGTTCAACTTTTTCTTTTTTATTATAGTTAAATCCATTTTCTTCACAGACCTTTATTAATTCAGAGACTTGGTTGTCTTGTCCTCTATTGAATGAAGCTGTAACGGTGTTCTTGATTATATCTTCGAACCCCTTACCTCTTAACCAACTGAAGGCCTCCTCAACACGTGATTCAGGAATTTTTGCTGCATAAAACGGTTTTACTTCTACAGTAGAACCATCACTTAATTTAAGCAAAGATACACCGGCTTCCTGCATCATCTCTGGAATTATTCTCTCTTCTAAATCTCTTGATTTGTGTTTTAAAAGAGATAATTTTTCTTCTTCTAATTGTATATTATTTTTTAACTTTTTAAGTTCGTTACATTTATCACTAATTGATTTAACGTTATCTTGACTTATGTCTATACTAGACATCTTTTCGATATCAATTTTATCCATATTTCCTCCTGTTGGGGTCTTAAATTATTCATTTGATCTTTGCAAGAAAAAAATATAAAAAGTTTTCGGAATGTGGATTTACCCCTATAAGACTAAACCTTACGAACATCAAAGAAATGCTCTTAAGCAATCTGCTGAAAAAAATAATTGGGCTTATTTTATGGAAATGGGAACAGGTAAAACAAAAGTAACTATAGATAATATTGCTTTTTTATTTTTACAAAGGAAAATTAATGCTTGTTTAATTATTGCTCCTAAATCTGTTTACACTAATTGGCAATCTGAAATTGAAACTCATATGCCAGATGTAATAAAATATAAAATATTTAAATGGAATATAGATAAACCTAAAGATTATTACAAATTAAATGAATTTTCGCACCTTAGAATCTTTCTAATTAACGTTGAAGCTTTGTCAACTAGAAGGGGATTTGAAGGATGTGTAGATTATTTAGCTAAAAATAAACTAAATTTTGTAGTAATGGATGAATCAACCACAATAAAAAACAGACAAGCAAAAAGAACAAAAAACATTTTAAAACTATCCAAATTATCCCATATAAAGCGTATACTAACAGGATCCCCAATAACAAAATCTCCATTGGATCTGTTTACACAATGTCAGTTCTTAAGTCCAGAATTATTAGGATTCAATAGTTATTTAGCTTTTAGAAATAGATATGCAGAAATGACTGATATTCAAGTTGGTTCTGGGAGGTTTATTTCTGTGCCTAAATATTACAAAAAATTAGATGAACTTGAAGAGAAAATGAAAAAATTTGCAACCAGAATAAGAAAAGATCAATGTTTAGATCTTAAACCTAAAGTTAGACTCAAAAGGTATATTGAACTAGATGGTGAAGGTAAAAAAATATATGAAACTCTTAGAACAAGAGCTCTGGCTATTGTAGAAGATAGCACTATATCTTTTTCAAATAAACTAACAGAAATAATCAAACTACATCAAGTTTGTAATGGTTTCACAAAAGATGACAGTGGTAAAATACTAGATTTACATAAATCAAAATTAAATGCTTTAGAAGAAACTTTAGAAGAAACAGATGGTAAAGTTATTATTTGGGCAAATTATTTATATAACATACATGAAATAAAAAATTTTCTTATTGATAAATATGGCAAAAAATCTACAGTGAGTATCTATGGAGAAGTTAGCGTTGAAGATAGAAAAAATGCTGTGGATCGTATACAAAACGATGACAGTTGTCGTTTCCTCGTTGCTAATCCTACTACTGGTGGCTTTGGTCTTACTCTTACCGCTTGTAATACTGTCATCTATTATTCTAACTCATATAACCTAGAAGTTAGAATGCAATCAGAAGATAGAGCACACAGACTTGGACAAAAAGGTACTGTTGTTTATATTGATATAGTTGCACGTCATACGTTAGATGAAGCCATTATGAAATCACTTACTAGCAAAGGTAAGTTAGCAGCAAAAACTTTAGGCGAAGAAGATCTTAAGAGTTGGCTTCTATAATTTTATTATACTTCTCTACTCTCTCTAAAAACTTATCTCCATACTCTTTTAATTCTGACTCATTTAGTCGGAATTCTTGGTATTGCAAATCTCTAGTGCAAATAGATATTACACCCTGTTCTATTGGTCCATAATTTTTAGTATGAGCTAAATAATAAGCACCTAGTTGATGTTTATAATCGTCTACCCACTCTTCTTTTTTTGGTCTATTAGATTGTTTCCAATCAACAATGCTAGGTTTACCATATGCAATAGCAGTTAAATCACAAGTACCAGCAAATTTATTTTCATACTCTAAGCTTATTTCGTTTCCCCATACTTCATCTAATTTTATATTATCTAAAATTGTTTTGGCCATCATTCTTGGTTTAGCTCCCTCATCCATAGCATTATAATAACCTTGTCCTGTAAGATGATATTCTAATACCTGGTGCATTTCAGTTCCTATTGTTGATGCTTGTCTCATAATTCTATCTGCTTCTTTATCACCAACTTTTCTTCTCCAATTATCTAAAAATCTTGTGTCTTTTGTTGCACTTAAAATAGTTGTGACTGATGGTACTTTGATATTATCAACCAAATATTTTCTTCCTGTTGTGTCTGAGAATCTGTTATAATGCTTGTAAGGATACTTTTTCAGTAACTTCATGTGTAGTTAATACTACATATGATTTGAAAGTACAGCTAAAAGAATTGCACCTAGTCCACCAATAATAAACTTTTCCATTCTAGCAATACGTGCTTCCATACGATCTATTCGATCAAATGTTTGTCTTTGCATTAATCTGCAAATTTTTTCGTGATTATCAATTCTATCTATCGCTGATTTTTTAGCCACGTCTAACTCCTCTTTGTGCTATTGCTGCACCTGTTGGATCATTAGGAAACAGAGCTTGAAATTGTTGTGGGTTTACTTGTCCGGTAGCCGGTGGTGTTGGTGCTGTTGGAGCTTGTAAGACAGGGCTTTCAAGTTGTAAATCAGCCATAACAGACATTTTTTCTTCTTGTTCTATTGGTGTTTCTTCAGCTTCAACCATAGCTTCGTTTTGAGTGGCCGTAGATAACATTTCTACAGCATTTGTATCAGTTTGTAAGTTTCCAGAAGTTCCTGAATAATCTTGTGCAAACATAGTTTCAAAATTTTGTTTAGGAATAGTGTTTTCATCATAAATAGGTGCTGGAACTTTTGCTTCTAGTTGTCCCAATCTTTCAGTTATTTCTTCTGGTGTTACAGTTTTAGGATCTACTCTTGGAACATCAGCATCACTTTCATTTAAATAATTAACAAGTCTTGCAAAAGCTTCTCTTTTTTGTGTAAGACCAAGTCTCCCTATAACTTTTGGTGATTTTAATACATTAGCTGCTGTTTGAATATCTCTGCCTTTGAAGTAACGTCTACCAATACCTAAAACTCCTGGTACACCTTCACCTACCTTTTTACCCATTAATAATCTAATTTGTTCATCAGGGTTTAATGCATCGTTAAAAGCTCTCATGGCTATAGGGTCAGTAAGTATTTGGCCTGCACGTCTACCAAGTAAGATAAATAATGCTGGTGCAAATGGATTTACAGCTGCAGAACCTCCTAAAACTAGAGCTCCTGTGAATGAGTTTAAACCACCTAACTGTAGTCTTCTTTGCATAAAAGTAGAAGTGTCAGCAATAGGAGTATCAGATACTGCTTTCATGTAAGTTAAAAACTTTTCGAATTCTTTAGATTGTGCTCTGCCACCAAGGATAGATATCATTTTTTCTTTAGCCACATCGTCTGTTGGATCAGCAATACCAAGCTCTCTCATAAATTTATTAATATTAAATCCAGATGTATCTTTTGGACTAAATTTTATTTTAGTTGCATCAAATACATTGTTACCTGTTTTAACTTTACTTAAACTAAAATCAACAACATCTCCTTTTTGCACCATAGATTCCATTACATCTACAGTTCCATTAATACCTGCCCTTACAGTAGACTCATTCATAATTTCATCAATCATTGTTCTACCTGCAGGAGATGCAGCTGAATCAAAACCTTTGTAAAAAGAATTAAACATCCATCTTGCTTTTGCAGCATTAAATAATGCTTCTCCACCACCTTTTGTAATACCAATAGCTTCACCTGTTTTTTTTGAAATAATTTTATCAGCACCTAATAATTGTCTAAATTGTTTAATTGCTGTAGGATCTCCACGCGTAAATACATCATTAGCCACATCGTTGAAAAATCTTTGTGCTTTTTTCTTTTCCATTCCTCCAATTCCAGCTAAAGCTTTACTTGTGAATGTTGTTGCATTGTAATCTCTAAATACTTTTGTAGCATTAGCTCTTTGATAGAAGTTCATTAATGTAGAAAATGTATCATTAGCTCCATATAATTTATCTCTAAGACCCTCAGTTGATTTAATTTTTAATGCCATATCTGCTTCTGCAGCAGCAGGATTTGTTTTCTTTAATGTTTCATAAGCAGCTTTAACTGCATCATCTTTTAAAAATGTTTCTTTTGTTATTTTTGCTCCAAATGAATTTAAATCATTTTCTAAAGCTTCTCGTATAGACCACAACGTAGGTCTTATATTTTGATATGCTGTTCCTTCAATAGCTCTATTAAGAGTTGTAATTATACCTTTATATTCTTTAGGAGTAACAAAATCTTCAATATTATTCATATATCTAAAAAATAAAGCTAATGGATCTCCTGTTCCTTGAAGTTTTGCTATGTCTTTTATTGGGATATCTCCCATAGCATCAGAATAACCTCTTATGGCAGGAAATTGAGCAGATAATTCATCAATATATTCTTTTGCCATTTTTTTTACATTGTTTGTAGGGATAACTTTTGGGTTACCTATTGTATCTGCTAAAGTATCAAAAGCTTTATAACTAGCATTTATTAAATTTGAATTTTGTTTAAATGCTTCATCTGCTTGCTTCCAAATAGTAGCTGATAACATTCCTGTTTTTACAAGTGGTCCATAATTTAAAACAGAATTATTTAAATATTCTCTACCTGCTTTTTGTTCTGCACCTTGTAAAGCTTCTTTACCAATACCATTAATGAAAGGCATGATACCAAGTACTTTAAAATATTTACTTGCAAAGCCACCAAGAAGACCTGTTCCTTCTCTTGCCGTCATTACCATGGGAAGTGGTAAACCTTTATCTCTTGCAATGTTAACTAACTCTTTTGCATCTTTTGATTTAGCACCAATCATTAATCTTCCAACTTTACCTAAACCTTTTGTAATTACTGGTGTTAGTGTTGCAGCACCAGCGTTCCATGCTAAAGCTGTAAACATAGAATCCGCTGCGTTAGCCATCATATCTGTATTAACTTCTTTCGGACTCATATTTTCCATGTCAGATGCTATTGCATCCATTGTAGCAACTCCAACAGTTTCATTTAACATGTCATAAGTTACTGAACCTGCTCCTGCACCTGCAGTTCCTCCTAATACAGAATATACTTCTGCTCTTCCAAGTGGACTTGCTAATACTCTACCAACAGTAGGGTCAGCTACTTTTGCTACTAATTTTGCTAAACCACCTAAAAGTTTAAATCTCCCTGGTAATCTTGTTGTAAGTTTATCAGCAAAATTATTAAACATTTTTGTTCTAGCAAATAATCCTGTAGTTTTATCTCCAGGTACTTTTGATTTAGCTGCACTAAATATTTTTTTTCTCATTGAAACATATGGAGTAATAGATCCAATCAAATCCCCTGCAAGAACGGCCTCTGATCTTCCATCTAATGAACTTCCTTGTTGTTGTAATCTTACACCAATAGGATTTTTTACAGCAGCATCTATGGTTGCAACATCTTGTGCTGCTCCTGTTCTTTTTGATTGTAATTCATCCATTGAAGGGCCAGTAATTAAACCTCTTTTTATAGCTTCATCGACAGCTTGTCTTTGTCTTGAATTTAATTTACTTGGATCAAAAGTATTGTTATCAATTTGCTTTTGAATATCTTGTAAAGTAGCCATTATATCCCCTCAATAACTTTTTCTATTTCTTCTATACTTAAATCTTCTGCAAGTTGTGAAGGAACACCACCTTCTCCTTCAAATATTTCAAAGTTTTTAAGTCTTCTTAAATCTTTTAATGTAGTTTCTAATCCACCTGCGGTTGTGTATAAGGCTTCTTGTCTTCTGATATCAGACTCAAGTTGTCTTCCAATTGCCTCAATTGAAGATTTGACATCTTTTGAAGATCTAGACAATGAGAAAATATTTACAATTTCTTTAGCAGCGTTTACGTCTCTTTGTGTTAATCTATCTTGATCTTTAAATGTGTTTGCAAGTGCATATGTTAAAGTTACCTCTTGTACAGCAAGTTTTTCTTGTTCATCTCTATCTAGACCAGATAATAATCCTCTTTTGTTAAGTCTTTTTCTTGCTTCTTTAATTAAATTTTTACTGTCTAATTGTTTTTTAGCTTCCTTTTTACCTTTTTCATCTAAATCAGGATCTCTATCAATTGCAGCGTATTCATCTGCTTGTAACTCAGCTACTTTTCTTTCTAAAGCATCTAATGACATTCCCGATACTTCAAAACCTAATACTTCTTTTGCAACTCCACTTAATCTTCTTGTAAAGGCATCAATTGATAATGCAGCACCGGCTTTAACAGTTTCACCTGAAGCATCCATCTGTCCTAAAGTTTTTAACACATCTCTTGTAACAGATAATGCGTTGTATCTATTTCCAAGTACATCTTGAATATCAAACAATCTTTTATCTACAGTGTTTTGTGGTAAGAAGTTTTCAAAATTTCCAATTACGTTTCCTGAACTATCTGAAATAGGAACACCTTGTGCTATCGGTACAAATTGTTCTCTTCCGTTTGCAACACCTGCAGCCATTGTAACTGTACCATCTTCCATTTGATAAGCTTTGTAATTTCTTAATCTACCATCAGCTCCTCTAATTTGAACTATACCTCCAGTTTGTTTAGGTCTTTCTGCTGTAGCATTTTCATTTACAAACTTCATATGATCAAGAGCAGCATTCAATGATGCTTCTCTATTATTTGCTCTAAGTTCCCCTTCTTTTAATTTAATAGTAGCATAATTATTAACCGCAGGTCCTATTGCTTGGCCAAACACTTCCATAGCTCCAGCAAGGCCACCTTTTCTTGTAGTTCCTGTCATTAATCCAGATGCTAAATTAGCTAAGAAAACTAAACCTGCTTGTGAACCTTCGTTTTTAAATATTTCTTCTTGATATTTTTTTGCAAGAGCTAATGTTTTATTAAATTCCGGATCATTTGATGGTCCGCCTACATTTATTTCATTACTACCTTGAACATCAGTTTGATTTTTAGTTGTAGTTGTAGTCGTATCCTTATCTTCTTTTTCTACAGATGTTGTAGGAACAACTCCTTCATCTCCTGGTGGAACAGGTGCAACATTACCTATAGAATTTTCTTGCACTGAATCTAAATTAGCCACATCATCAGATGTTGTTACATTGTCCTGCAATAGTGGATCGCCTTCCGCTTTTAATTCTTTTGATTTGTTTTGAAAACTAGGTCTTCCAGAACCAGGTTTTCCTTCCATAATTTTTCTATCCTCTGCAACTTTTTCTTCAATAGGTTTTGGCACAAATTTACCAAACAGATCAGTCTCCGATACACCTTCACTCATAACATCTGTTGCTTTTAATCTATTCTGTTTTGCAAACTCAGCTCTTTCTTTTGGAGACATTGCATTAATTTTTTTTCTTAATTCAATACCTGCATCAACTCTATTTTTTATTCCATAAATTGTACCTAGACCTACTGCACTTGGTAGAAAGCCTAAACCTGCTAAAGCAGGTAATGCTCTTGTTGCTCCATATGCACCTGCAGATTGTAAAGCTAATCTGCTCATAGGTTCTTGTACGTCAAAAGCATCTAAAACTTTTCCTGTTGCATCAAATCCAACTACTGCGGGTATATTTGCTATACCTTTACCAAATCTCACTATAGGATTTCTTGCAATATTTTGTAACATTGTTGGTCTAGGTGGACCAAATCTTTGTGTATTAACAGGAGAAAAAGTTCCTTGTCCTGGAACTACAGCGGGTGTTGGAGGAGGACTATATGATGGACCAACCATAACACCCGTTCTAGCATTTATAGTTTTTAAATGTCCTTTTCGTAATGCTACATTTCTGAACATTGGGCGATTTAATATTTTGTTTAACATTTAAACCTCCACTAGTTTGTTTTAGCCCCTTGATATGCTGCAAATGCACCGATTCCAGTTCCAATAGATTGAGCTAATGGACTAGTTGAAGGTTGCGTTCCCATCGTAACTTGTGATGACGATTTAGGACCTGAAGCATATAAGTTAGCTAAAAATTCAGCTCTTTGATAAGGTTCATATTGTTGTTGTAATGTAGATTGTCTTTGTGCATCTAATGCCAATTGTGCAAGTTGTCT